AATCGATTTTTAGTCTCCTTCCGATTTCCCTATTTAATAGGGGCTTTGATTTTCTTGGTGGGTCTCCAATTAAAATCAAAGATACCGACAAAGTAACATAAAATTCATAAAACGATTTTTGCAATTTTAATTTTTAAATCGCATGAAATTTCATGCGATTTGTAAATCGATTTTTAGTCTCCTTCCGATTTCCCTATTACATGACTTTATCACACTGCTCCCATGAAGCAGTGTGACAACATTTTTCCAGTTAATCTCAAAAAATGAATATTTAACGTCTTATGAAAACTTGTTTCATAAACCAAAATGAGCGTTCAACGAACAGCGCGCGACGTGTGTGGAACAGTGCATGATGAGTCTAACATAGAAGTATTCGAAAATGGTGAAATTCACATGTGTTGCACATGTTGGAATTTTATTGAATTGTACTTGAACAATAATCCATCTTACGAGATGGAAATGGCTGACGTTGTCCATCACTTTAAGACAGCATTTGACACCTACTGTGGTCATACTGAGGACGGAATCAGTTTATGCCCATCGTGTTTATGTGACAAACATAACAATATCTGATATAAATTTGCAAATTATGAAATTTCATGCGATTTGTAAATTGATTTTTAGTCTCCTTCCAAAGTCCCTATTAAATAATGACTTTGATTTACTATGTCGTCTTCCATACTTGTGTGGGATTATTCATCTTTGGGAGAGTGTCGACCACAATATTGGCCCAATTTAATTCGGTTATTGCAACGTTCGCCGTTCTTTTTGATTGCAATACAGATATCATCATGTTTCTCTTCGGTTATGGTAATCGTTTTTGATTTCATTGAAATTGGGATTTTCATCAGTACCACCAATGGTACATTTTGAGTATTTTCGGTCAATTTCGTTCCGTATTGGAGGAGTGATGTTTTATCATCATTTTTGGTAATATCAATGGTGATTTCGGCACATTCTCGGATGATCTGGAGGTGACTCACGAGAATGATCCCGTTCGGATATAGGTCGAGTAAGTTATGGAGGAATTGAGGGATTTTTTCCAAGTTGGATGAATCCGAGGCGGTGAACCCTTCATCAATGATCAGTTGGGTATTATTGATGTGCGAACATCCCATACGAGACAATGAAATTCGCATAATTAAACCGTACATAAATTTGCGGAAGCCGCCCGATTTTTCAATGGTTGATAAACCACTGGGCGTATTAATTGACCAATTGATGATAATATTTTTATTTTTCGTACTCACGTCCCCTTCTAATGAGTAATCGGAACAGTTGGTTACCGCCGAGGTGATGTCATTGATGGTCTTGGTGATTTGCGGAATCACGACATTGGTGTAGAGCCAAACGTGATAATTGGACATTAATTGTTGGACCACTTCCACTCCGGCGATCTTTTTCTCCAATTGAGAGATAATCGCATCGTATTCCTGGATGAGAGTTGATTGTTGAGTTTGAGTCTCGTAAGTGCTTTTCTTTTTCTCATAGTCAACTGTGAGCTGTTGGATGGTGTGATAACAGTGGTCGATTGTCTCACTGAGTTGTTGTTTGGCAAGGAATAATGGTTTATTAGTTAGAATTTCGTTCCAATATGTCAGGTTTTTCTGATGTTCCTGTTTACACATAATCTGATTAATCTCAGTTTCGAGCGAGGTTAATTGATGTTGGTAGGTGGCCCATTTCAAGTTAGTGATCTCCTGTTGTGTGCTCTCGTAGTGATCCCATTTGTTGAGTTGTGCCAAGTCCTCGTTTTTGAGTGCGGTTTGTTTTACATTTTCCTGGATGACTGATTGGCGGTGAGTGAGTGATTTTAATGTGTGTGTGTGCTGTTGGATTAATTCACGATTCTGGTCATATGATTGTTTCCATTGTGTCATATGATCCAGTAGATTCTTCTGTTGTTCGAAATAGCTGGTGTTGAGGTCTTGGTATTCGTGGTATACTTGGTGTAGGTGGGCTAATTCATCATATTGCTCGAGGTCATGGATTCGGTGTCTAAGTTGTGTCCAGTTGGCGGTGTTGCCGATTACGTAATTGAGCCCGTTGACAATCGTTTGTTCATTTTTACAGGTGGTTTCCTGTTGGCTTAGTTGATCGATGAGAAGTTTTTTGTTGTGTTTGATGTTAGTGCATGTCGTGGATTGTGTGATTCGTTGACGGTCTAACTTCTCCTTGTTTTTCAACTGTTGGAGGTATGTCTCCCAGTCTTGTTTCATTTGTTCGTATTCTGGCTGTTTTTCTTTCATTTTGAGGAACTTAGTGACCCATTGAGTTAGTTCACTCATCTGTTTTTCCAATGTCTCGATGTTCTTCGGGACCACAATTCCGCCAAGTTGTGACAAAATAACCTCTTGGTCTTTCTGTAGACGGTTGTGTCGGATTTTCCAGGGTTGTTGCTGGCATGCGGGACACTCTGGATTATATGGTGGTTTAGTTTGTTCGATCTCGGAGAGTTCTTGGGTGATTGTGTTTAGTTTGGTTTGTAGAGAGAGATAGTTTTCACGTGTGGCCAATGCGGTTGTTAGTTCCTGCTTACATATTGATAGTGATACCTGTTGCTCATTCGACATCTCAACCATCTGGGAATAAGTCTCAAGCCATTGTTGAACCTCTTGTTGTGGGACTTTGGGTTTATATATTGCTCCAATTTGTGAAAGGGACTTGTCGGTGGTTGCCAGGTCTTCACATGCTGTTTCTAGTTTGTGTTCGGTCTGTTCAATGTTTTCGCGCAATGTTTCCAGAACGGTTGTCATGTTTTTCAGGTTTTTGTTACGTGTCTCGAGGAGAGGTGAGAGTTGAATTTGTGACAGAGAGAGCCATGCTTTGTTACGGACTTGTTTGATTCCGGTTTCCAATTGGGTTTTCAGCGTATTGACATCGAGGTCAGTTGATTGATCGATCTGTGGTAGTGGATGTTGCGTACAGAAAATCGATAATTTGTCGACAGTGTTGTAGGGATCACTCAATTCTGTGATGTGTTGCATCACGGTGTGTGATTGTTGTTGGAAATGTTGGTACTGTTCCAGTGTAATCTCCGGTTGGTTGGGTTTTGTGTCGATCAGATGACCATTATCTTCATTTAACGAGGCAAGTATGTTTGAGACATTGGTTATTTGTGATGAGATTTCCGGATCAGGCACATTTAACCATTCCTTCTGTTGTTCACGCCATGTTGTGATTTGATTGATTTGGTCTTGGTAATAGTGGCGTTCAAATGGTGGTTGACTGAGTGGTGCATGTTCCAGTGATTGTAAACGATCAGCCATTTCCGGTTGATACTGAAAAGTTTCTGTGGGTTGCCCTAGATGGGAGAGTTTGTCGGAGATGACGGCTTTATTTTGTTGGAGAGTGTTCCAGTCATCGTCTGATGATTTCAATGAGGCGATCAAGTCAGTGTAATGTTTAATCTGAGCGAGGATGGTCTCATTTTCAGTACATAGATCGGTGGGTGTTAGGTGGTGCCATGTTTCTTTGATTGAGGCGTGCTGAGTTTTAAAGGCTTGAAGTTTTGCTGTTTCCTCTTGGAGCTGGAGAGAAGTTTGAGCCATTTCTTGTTGTGTGACAGCTGTTTGGTTGGATGTTAAACCATTTATATTGGTTTTTAATAGAGCGCAGTTTTTCTTGACGTGGTTCATGCTTTTTAGTGCTTCGTCCAGGACCGCTGACATATCTTTGATAATGTCCATGTGTAACACATTGTCGATTAACGCCAGTTGTTCGCTATCGTCGAGTTGGAAGAAGTCTTTGTCACACAGTTGAGTAATCATTGCGGACATAATGAAATTCTCGAATGAGCCAATGTGTGTTTTGATCCAATCGGTGACGGCGGGTCCTGAGGTGGAGATGTTAGTTTTAACAGTCCCGTGAAGGCCAACTAACTCATCTAGTGACACGGTACAACTCACTGTGTTTTTATTTGATGGCCGTGGTGTGATTGTACGTCTAATTCGATAATGATGATCAGCCAAACTGAAAATTACTGTGACATTGGCATCAGGTCCTTTGGGTTTTTTCCAACAGATAATGGCGGACGAATGCGACTTATCCTTACGGGATGGGAATTCGTCTCCAAAAAGACCGTACGCAATCGTCTCCAGAAACGATGATTTCCCACCATCGTTCTTAGCATTCACGCAACAAATCTGTCCAGATAAACGGTCAAAATCGAAATAGTTATTGGGACCATAACAGAGAATATAATTCCATTCTGCGAACCTAATGTGGAATGGTTGTTTAACATCATTTCGGATTTGTGTCATTTTAGTTTCCAAATTAGTAATCAGTTTGTGTGTGTTTTCGTCGCGAGATTTAATGGTTTCCAGAAGATTGGGGCAAGTAATATTGAAATTAGCAAGCAAGAGAGATGTTGGATTCAGTAACCAGTCTGACCAATTGTGACCTGATAGGTTTTGTAAGGCATCAGTTCCGTTGATGTATTTGATCCACATTTCGGGGGAGTTGTATTGTGAGATATCAATTTGTGTTGTTTGTGATTTGAAAGATACATCTTGTCCATTGAATTGAACTGCTGTTAGACATTTTGACAGGTCGTGAGTAATATGATGATGACTCAACGATGCTAACAGAGTATCTTGTTTTTCAGAAGGTAGATTTCCTTTGAATTTAATGTGAATGTGTTTGGTCCCAGATAATGGGAAAGTCTCGAATGGTACCAATTGTTTACGATCCGTGTAACACATCATAGTGTCTTGTGTGAGTGTCATATTAATGAATTTAGTGGGAGATGGAACATCATACTGAACTACTGTTTTATCCTCGAGATTCCATAGTAAGAATCCGTGATTATCAGGGTCTTCACCGAAATCTAATTGTAACAGGGATCCCGAGTATCCATAGATGAATGTGTTTGTCCAATTGTTGCATCCTTGTGGTTGGATTTGCGCCTTGTGGATATCGCCAAATATGCCGATATCATAGCCCTTACTTTTAATCCAATCGATGGGAAGACCGTCAGTAGGACACATTCCATTGTAGAATGTTGCGGTTTTAAATGAGCCGTGGAAGATGGCTGCTTTTGTGGTGATGTTCGGAGGGAATGATGCAGCATCAGGGAATGGTGGCAATTCGTCCACATAACCGGTTCCATTTCCGATTTTTAAAACTTCTTTGATGGAGACAAATCCAATTCCCAGTGTGCCAACAGTATAACATCCTGTTTTTTCAATGTAATTGATATTTTCGTTACCGTTTCCATACAGGAGTGATGAGATTACGTCTGGTATTTCTCCGTTGGTTTGGCAAAAATCGTGGTTCCCTTGTATGATATACAAGGGCATCTGATCGGTAATGATTTTGATTAATATGTTGAACAACTTGACAGAGAGGCTGTCCAATTTATTTTTATAGTGAAAGAAGTCTCCACAGAAGATGCAAACACAAGAGTGTTGCTTAACTTGTGGTAGGGTTGAAATCATTTGGCCGAAATTGTGAAAGACCTCTTCATAATTAGAATAGTGAGACTTTTCCATGTCTCCTAACTTGATGTGAACATCACTAATATGAATGATCGCGTTTACTGAGCCCGATCTCGGTAATTTTAGGGAGTTTATCATGTATAATTTTGCATCATGTTCGATCAGAATATTCTGATCATTTTTTCAAAGAGAAACAATGCGATAAGTGTTTAATTATTATCGTATATGCTCCAAAGAAACAAACAGCGATACTTGTGAATTAGTTTTGTTTTTTAATACATATTTTAATCTTTTTAATCGGAGGAGGTAATTGATATGGTACAATTTGATCGCCGATATCGTAGAACCCTCCGATTTTATCGGAAATTCGTTGTACAATATCGGCAGATTTATCATAATTTTTCTTAAAAAGAGGTTTTGATCGAATTTGGTCGCGAATATAAAAATCTCTCTGATCGGAGTCGTGACCAATGATCTGATTAATCATTAATTTTTCGTTTAAATCAAAATCAATCCCATATTGCCCCATATATGTCTCAAATGCGTGTCTAAAATCGTTAATTGACAAGTGTGTGTATTGATCAATTTTGAATAATTTTGGAATTAATGCTGTTAATTTACCATCCTTGTAAGGTTGATCGGATCTGTTTAAATTTTGCGTTATTAAATAAGGTCTTGGGTTTAATTGGAGCGAACCCAGAATAATATCGCGCAGGATTTCAGGAGTTTTGAAATGGAATGGTTTATATTTGGAGACCGTTTTATAGTGATTAAAATGGAATGTGTCGGTGGCAATCACATAAAAATTATCAGTTTGGTTGAGTTGTGTGTCATTGGTAATGATTCGGATACAACCGAAATCATCGCGCATGGGTGGAATACATGTGTATAAACTGATCAACAGATGGTACATCCCATATCTGTATTGGGAGTCAATTTTAGTCTTCAAATCGATTATTTGATCCCATGGCACGTTCCCCTCAGTTTGTGACGATCTGAGATACAAGTATTGTTGTTTATATTGACTTAGCGCATCAACATAAAATTGTAATACATCATCACCAATGACAGTTTTAATTTCATCGAATTTACGAATAATGAAAATGATGGCCGATAAATACGCCATGATATTTTCCTTAAAACTTTCGTGGAGCATATCACAGACAGATTTGGGGTCAGAATTGAGCGCGGTTATAAATTGTTGATTATCGGGAGTGTTTAAAATGTGTTTAATGGTATTGAGATGGGACAGGTAACTTTTTGCAGTATATATTGATTTTGTTGATGTCAAAAATGACTCCAGTGACAAAATGTGGTCGTAGATCGATGTTTGTGGGGCATGATGAGTGTCCATATGGTGATTTTCTCGGAGGAATTCAATGATGGATTGCTTTATTTTATTTAAATTACAATTGTTTTGGTTACAGTAATCAGATAAGACGGATAAGTCGATTTTTAACGACGTTAAAGTAGTAAGACGTGTATCACCGCCAGCAATAGTTTGTTTAATTACACGGAGTCTTTCTTTTTTCTCATCTGAGTCAATTCGTCTACCCTCCTGTTTTGCTTTTTCTCTTGCTCGGCGGGCTGAATCACGTTTTGATGCTCGAATGCGAGTTAATTTGTCTTGAGGATCAGTATTCATCATTTGATAAGAATATCAATATGAGTGTAAATATATCAATCAATTTTATTTTAAATGGATTCTACGCAATAATATAATTTATAATCCGTAGAAATATAGATTCTACGGATTTCATCATCTTAC